AACGACATTCACATTGGCCATGCATCTATGCGTTTGCTTATTATTTAAAAGTTCCAACAAAACCAGCACCAATAATTTTTCCTACAGCTAATTATGAATACAATCCTAAAGTTGGCGATCTGGTTTTATTTCCTGGTCAGATACAACATGAAGTTAAACCTGTCGAGGGTGAAAGAATTATGATCTCTGGTAACTTGATTGTAGATTATGATAATAAATAATATCAAGGAGTTTTAAATGAATTATCACATGGGACTAGACGGATTTGTATGGTTCATTGGTGTTGTAGAAAATAGAAATGACCCATCACAAATGGGAAGAGTACAAGTTAGATGTATTTCATTTCACACAGACAACAAGAATGATCTACCAACTGAGGATTTACCTTGGGCAACTACTATGTTGCCAACTACAGCCTCAGGCAATTCTGGCCTAGGTTCTAATCCTTTTTTAGCTGAAGGAACATGGGTACTTGGATTTTTCTTAGATGCCAAGACCAAACAACAACCTGTAATACTTGGAACACTACCAGGCAAACCCTCATCGTTAGGAGAAACTGCAAAAGGATTTAATGACCCCAATACAAGACCTGCACCAGAAATAGGTGTAAGTGTTTATCCTAAAGTTGCAGGCGAACCTGATATTGATAAACTTGCTCGTGGCGAAAACACAATCGATAAAACAACTAATCTAACAAAGGATGTTAACCTTGCAAACTCATCGACAACTTGGAGTGAACCCGATAGTGCCTATAAGACGACCTATCCTTACAACAGAGTATTTAAATCAGAGACAGGTCATGTCAAAGAATACGATGACACAGAGGGTGAGGAAAGAATACATGAATACCATAAGGCTGGAACATTCTACGAAATCGACAAAGACGGAAACAAAACTACTCGAATTGTCAAAGACAATTATGAGATTATTGCTGGTACCAATTATGTTAATGTTAAAGGTGATGTTAATCTTACTATTGATTCCAATTGCAATACATATGTCAAAGGAAATTGGAACATACAAGTAGATGGTAATGTTATAGAAAACATCAAAGGAACTTACGATCAAAATGTAACTGGCGCTGCAACTATGGATGCAAAAACTATTAATCTTAATAGTGGGACTAAAGGTGCTGCTCGTCTAGATGATACAGTAGATACGGGTGATGACCCTGCTGGAATTTCAGGTTCTGATGGTTCAAATAAAATAGAAACTTCTTCAACAACTGTAATCATTGGCGATTAGTCTCTTACTATCCGTATAAATAAATGATAGTAGGAGTTTTCAATGGCACATGCAAGTACAGTCGGTGGCAGAATAGGCACAGACGCACAACAACAAAACGATTCTAATAGATCGACTAAGAAATATAGTGATCTAGATTTGTTCTTTGGTAAGAATGCAATAGGATTTGATGTCAATAAAGTGACTGATATTCAGGCAGTTAAGAGATCAGTTCGTAATCTTGTTTTACTTAATCAATATGAGAAACCCTTTCAACCTCAAATTTATGCTGGGGTTAGAGAAATGCTATTTGAAAATATGACTCAAGTCACAGCGATTGTTATCGCTAGAAAGATTGAAGATGTCATTAATAACTTTGAACCTAGAGTTAGATTAAACTCTGTAAAGTGTTATCCTAACTATGACAAAAATGCTTATGATATAACTGTGGGATTTTATGTAGTAAACACACCAACTGAATTAGTTGAGTTAGATGTAATGTTAGAGAGATTAAGATAGATGGCAACAACAGTAAATAAAAAAAGACTTAGAGTTACAGAATTAGATTTCGATGAAATCAAAGAAAATTTAAAACTATTTTTAAAAGCGCAAGAAGAATTTAAAGACTACGACTTCGATGGTTCAGGTATGAACATCTTGTTAGATACTCTTGCTTACAATACACACTATCTAGGATACAATGCTAATATGTTAGCGAATGAAATGTTTTTAGATAGTGCATCATTAAGATCATCTATTGTATCACACGCAAAACAATTAGGATACGAAGTACAATCAGCAAGAGCTGCAAAAGCAATATTAAGTATTTCAGTTAAAACAAGTGCAGCCACATTAACAATGTCAGCTGGAACAAAGTTCTCAACTACACTAGATGGTGACACATATAACTTTGTCACTACTACTGATATAACTAAACCTAAGTTTGGTAACTCAGTTAACTTTGATTCAGTAGAAGTTTTTGAAGGTACATTTATTGAAACAAGATATACAGTTGACACATCTGATTTAGAACAAAGATTTATTTTAAGAGATAACAGAGCAGACACTTCTACACTTACGGTTAAGGTAATTAATTCTGCAACTGATAGCACAACTACAACTTATACAAAAGCAACAGACATAACTCAACTAGCAAACAACTCTACTGTTTACTTTTTACAAGAAGTCGAAGGTGGAAAATTTGAAGTTTACTTTGGCGATGGTGTTGTTTCTAAAGCTGTCGAAGACGGAAACATTGTTTCATTATCTTATGTTGTAACTAACAAGTCAGAAGCGAATGGGGCTAGTAGTTTTACAGCACCAAGTACAATTGGTGGACAAACAGATATAACACTTACAACAATCCTAAGAGCAACAGGTGGTGCAGAACCAGAATCATTAAAATCAATTAAATTAAATGCACCGTTAAATTATGCAGCTCAAGGAAGAGCAGTAACAACATCTGATTACGAAACTTTTGTTAGACAACTCTTTCCAAACACACAAGCAGTTTCAGTCTTTGGTGGAGAAGAAGGTTCTTTCGACCCATCAACAGGTGTATCATCTACACCAGAATATGGTAAAGTTTTTATCTCAGTAAAATCAACAACAGGTGCAAACTTAACTTCTACTCAAAAGACACAATTAGTAAATGATTTAAAACCATATACTATTGCATCTATCACACCTGAGATTGTTGACCCCGAGACTACATTTATTAGATTAAACTCTCAAGTTAAATTTGATTCAAGTGCAACAACAGATAATGCAGACGCAATTGTAACCGATATCACAACTGCATTAACAAATTATAATACAGGAACACTACAAACATTTAATTCACAGTACAGAGCTTCAGCAGTTTCTAGATTACTTGATGAATCAAATGCAGCAATATTAAATAACACAACAACAGTTAAGTTATCAAAATTCTTTACACCATCTTTAGGTTCAACAACATCTTACAATCAATCATTTAACAATGCGTTACTAAACCCAGAGAGTGGTTATCTTGCAGCCACTGGTGGTATTCTTACATCATCTGGTTTCAAAGTTGGAACAGACACAACATCGGAGTTCTTTTTTGATGATGATGGTGAAGGTAATCTAAGAAGATATTCTTTAGTAGGAACAACAAGATCATATGCTGACTCACAAGCAGGAACAATTGACTATACTTCTGGTGTAATTAAAATTAATAATATTAATATTACTGCAATATCAAATGTTGATGATGCAACTTCCACACAGATTAGATTAGTGGTAACACCAAACTCTAATGACATTGTGCCTGTTAGAAACCAAATACTAGAATTAGATTTAACAAACACAACAATTACTGCCACAGCAGATACGGAAGCTTCGTCTGGTAGCACATTCTCTACTTCAGGTAGTGGGTCAACTGCAACAACAACTGTATCGACTTCTGGTGGTGGTTCAAGCTACTAGAAACGATGAAAGACGAACCAACTTTAAAAAATAAACTTTCGCCCCTTATTAAAGGTCAACTGGCTGACTTCATTCAGTCGGATCATCAGGTCTATGCTTCTTTTGTTAGAGACTTCTATAAGTTTCTAGAGAGTGCTAAGATTACATATACAGCAACAACAAATTATTTAATTCAAGAACCAGAAACTAAAGCATATGTTCTCTCAGAGAATGGAGTTTTAGGAGCGCCAGAAGATAGAATGGTGTTAGAAGATTCTGTTGAGTTTGCAACAGGTGAAATAATTAAAGGTCAAACATCTGGTGCAGAGGCAACTGTGGTTGTTGAAGATGTTAGAGGTTCAGCATTATACATTTCTGCTAACCAAAGATTTGAAATCGGTGAAACAATTAAAGGTTTAACTTCTGGTGCAGAAACAATATTAGACACATACAAAGCAAACCCTGTACAGAATGTACAACAACTTTTAGAATATGCTGATATTGATAATACAATACTTCAATACTTTGATCAGTTTAGAGAATCATTTCTAAAAGTTATTCCAAATACTTTGGCATCTGAAGTATCTAAAAGAAAATTAATTAAATCAATTAAAGATTTGTATTCAGCAAAAGGAACATCT